GGGGCAATGGCCCAGATACCCGCTATGGGTTCAACTGCATTGGCCGGAATGAGAGTGAAGGCCGAAATAGATAATATAAAATCGCTAACAGCGTTAAATAAATCAAAAACAGGAGTCATAGAACCAGCTGCAGAAATAGGTGGGGTTCTAGGACAAATGATACGCGCAGGCGTATCGACAGCTAAGGATGTAAATCAATGGATGAACAAAAATTATCAAAGTGAATCAACAAAATCAAAATATAAGAGTGGTGGAAAAAAACTCTTTATCCCAATAAGGGGAGACAATCAATCCTGGAGAACAAAATAGTGAAAACACAAAAAAGAATGGTATACGCAGCGTATAGCGAGAAACCAAAAATATATTCGACCGAAATAAAGGGCGAATCATTAACAAAGCAATCCTTCACTAAGGAATGCGATATAAACAATATAGTAAAAAAGTATCAAAAAACGGGGGCTTTAGACCACGTAAACAAACACGAAGGCAGCTACGGCTTTGCCAGTAGCGATGACTTCACAGCCTCGATGGAAATCGTGGCAAAAGGGACAACAATGTTCGAAGAGCTCCCTTCATCAATACGAACTAAGTTCGAAAATGATCCCGCAAAATTCTTGGACTTCGTTCAAGATAAAAATAACCTCGAAGAGATGCAGGAACTAGGGCTCGCAAATAAAACGATAAACGAAGAAATAGAGCCTATTATTCCTGCGGAAAAGAGCGCAGCGATAATCAGCGAAGCTGATGCAAAAAAAGGCGGAGATCAAAAAGCCGAAGGCGATAAATAAATGCAAGTAATCTTTAGATTAATGCATATAAAAACACTCCTAAAAAAACCAACAATTAACTACACAAAAAGGAGAAAAATCACCATCAAAAACACAGGTATTTGGGGTGAAAAAGTACATATCTCTACTTGACGTATATGTACAGGGTGAGATAATAAGATCTCAACCAACAAAAAACGGAGAACATCATGGCATTTCGACGTAAGATTTCGTCAAGGAAATCAAAAAGGCTGTTCACCAGGACAGCATCCCGTACGCATAAAAAGAACCTGTCCTCTGGCAGGGTGATGCGTGGCGGGTACAGAATATAACTTGTTACCATCCAATTAAGGCTAAACAAGCCGTAGGCGGGGGTCAATTAATATTCCACAAGTCACCGACTGGTGACGCTACAAAATCAGTCTGGATAAAATGCGGACGCTGCATAGGCTGTCGTCTCGATTATTCCAGACAATGGTCAGTCAGAATAATGCATGAGGCACAAATGCATGAGGATAATTGCGTAATAACGCTAACCTATGACGACCAGAATCTCCCATCGGGAGAAACACTAATAAAATCAGACTTCAAAAAATTCATGTATAGGCTTAGGGAAAAACTAAAGCCGATCAGAATAAGGTTTTACCACTGCGGCGAGTATGGCGAGATGGAAGCAGATATAGGTAAACCACAACTAGAATCTAGGCTAGGGCGGCCCCATTATCATGCCGTAATATTCGGCTATCAATTCAAGGACTTACAGCTATGGCAAAAGAAAGTAACAGGAAACGTATATACTTCAGCGACGCTGGAAAAAATATGGGGAAAAGGGTTCGTAACCGTAATGGACTTAACATTAAAATCCGCAGGATACGTCGCAAGATACATAACCAAAAAAATCAACGGAGATTTAAAAGATGAGCATTACCAAAAGGTATGCCAGACTACCGGCGAGATTTACCCCGTACAACAAGAGTATGCAACCATGTCAAACAGACCTGGCATTGGAAAAGCATGGTGGGAAAACTATAAATCAGATGTATTTCCGTCGGACGATATTATCGTTTTGTCGAAAAATTCATACCATCATGTACCCACCCCGAAATACTACGATACTCAGCTCGAGAGAGAGAATCCATCGTTATACGAAAAAATTAAGGAAAGAAGGCAGTCTTTCGCGTTAGAGCACATAAAAGACAATACGTTAAAAAGACTTAAAGACCGGGAAGTATGTAAAGTAGCACAAACCAAAAACCAATACAGAGGTATAAAATGAACCAGAAGATTTTCACAATATTCGACAGTAAAGCAAATGCGTACCTAACACCATTCTTCTTACACATGGATGGAATGGCATTAAGAATATTTAAAGATTGCATTAATGATAAAAATCATCAATTCGGGAAACATCCCGAAGACTATACACTATTCTGTATAGGATCATGGTCAGACGATAAAGCGAAATTCTTAACAAATAATCCAATTTCATTAGGAAATGGTATAGAATTTAAAAAGACTGGTTCAGACTTCGATGAGGCATTCGAAGAACTAAGTGAAGCAGAAAAGATAGAAGAAGCAAGGGCTTGGCTAGAAGACCATAAACAGGATAAATTAAAGTTTACCGATCCGCCATTGGGCGATTTAAAAGAGGTTAATTAAAATGCGTCATACTCCAGCAACAAAAAGAAAGTCAGTAATGACCCATCAGTTTTCGGAAGTTCCGAAAGCTGAAATACCAAGATCATCGTTCGATAGATCAAGTGGTTATAAAACCACGTTCGACGGAGGGTTGTTAATACCCTTCTTTCAGGACGAAGCACTTCCTGGGGATACGTTTACATTAAATTGCGCGGCATTGGCAAGGCTTGCAACACCAATATTCCCAACAATGGATAACATGTTCATAGAAACACAATTCTTCTCGGTTCCGATGAGATTGTTATGGGATAACTGGCCGAAATTCATGGGAGAGCAGGATAATCCTGGCGATTCAACAGATTTTACAATACCAATAATTACAGCATCGGTAGCATCAGGACATATAAACGGATCATTGCCGGATTATTTGGGAATACCAACCCAGGTATTGGGTTTGGTACACTCGGCAATGTGGCATAGAGCATATAATTTAATTTATAACGAGTGGTATAGAGACCAGAATCTACAGAATTCGGTCGTAAATAATACAGGAAACGGGCCCGATCCAAACGGAGATTACACAGTACTAAGAAGGGGAAAAAGACACGACTATTTTACAGCGTGTCTGCCGTTCCCACAGAAAGGAGATTCGGTGCTATTACCGTTAGGGACATCCGCACCAATAATAGGTGATGGAGTAAATCCACTATTGTTATCGTCCGGTTCATCGGCGGCAATAGGGAGTAAAGTACAATCGGATGTAGGAGACTTCCTGATAAAATCAGATGTACCGAGTAGCGATCAATTCGTACCGTTAGGTGATTCGGGTATGATCGCCGATTTAACCGACGCGACAGCGGCAACAATAAACGAATTAAGGCAATCCTTTCAAATACAGAGGCTTCTGGAGAGAGACGCCAGGGGCGGAACACGTCTGATAGAAATAACAAAGGCACACTTCGGCGTGAGCAGCCCTGATTTGCGCGCTACGCGCCCCGAATATCTAGGAGGGGGGTCATCACCAATAAACATTCAACCGATCGCACAGACGGGTTTTACGGCTACTGACGTACAAACAGCAGATACACCGCAAGGAAACTTAGCAGGTGTAGGAACAGGAATGTTCCAAAATCACGGATTTACAAAATCATTTACCGAGCATTGTATAATTCTCGGAATGGTATCCGTTAGGGCTGATTTAACATATCAGCAAGGATTAAATCGAATGTATTCGAGACAGACTCGATTCGATTTCTACTGGCCTGCTCTAAGCCATATTGGCGAGCAGGCAGTATTAAATAAAGAAATATTCGCCCAGGGCGATGCGGATCCGATAGCGGATGCGGAAACCTTTGGGTTTCAAGAAAGGTATGCGGAGTACCGATACAGGCCTAGTCAAATAACTGGGCAGTTTAGATCGAACGACGCGTTAACATTAGACGCGTGGCATTTAAGCCAAAATTTCGCCACATTGCCCTTGCTGAATGCGAGCTTTATTGAAGACTCGCCACCAATAGATAGAATAATTGCGGTTCCATCGGAGCCGCATTTTCTATTGGACGCGTACTTCTCATTGAGATGTGCGCGACCGATGCCGTTGTACGGCGTTCCTGGCATGATCGATCATTTCTAATGGGAATGTTCGATTTCTTGCAGGGCGGAGGTTTCCTGGGTGGAGTAGCGGCAGACTTGTTCTCCGCAAAATCATCCAGGAGGGCCGCTAGAGGCCAGATGAACTTCCAGGAAAGGATGTCATCGACAGCGCATCAGCGCGAAATAGCAGACTTACAGGCTGCGGGATTAAACCCGATATTATCGGGTGTGGGGGGCCGCGGGGCTTCAAGCCCCGCTGGGGCAATGGCCCAGATACCCGCTATGGGTTCAACTGCATTGGCCGGAATGAGAGTGAAGGCCGAAATAGATAATATAAAATCGCTAACAGCGTTAAATAAATCAAAAACAGGAGTCATAGAACCAGCTGCAGAAATAGGTGGG